TTCGTGTATTTCTCATCGAGTGCGGCAACGTCGCGCTGGCGCACCTGCATGTCTTTGATGGTGGCGTTAGCCAGGAGAAGATTCTTGGTGGCTTTGTCACGCTGGTCTTTGTAGGTGATGGCATTATCGCGGTAGTGGTTCACGAAGAGCACCAGCACGCCGATTACCGTCAACACCAGCAACTGCAACCAGTAACGCCATAGCAGCGCGCCGATCATGACAGGAACAGAGCGCGCTCCGCCTCACGCCGACGGGTCAGCCCATTCAGAGCTTTGCCACCAGCTTTATTCCAGCGCAGGAACTCATCAGAAGCGCCAACGTAATCACCAGCGTTGAGTTTGCGCAGCAGTGTCGATGTAGACAATGACCGGGCGCCGAGGTTATACGTGAACGACACCAGAGCATCGAATTGCCCTTGAGTCAGCCCTACTTTAACCAGGCGGGAGACGTCGCTTTCGTAGCTGACCAGTCCTGTCTTCAGAAGGTGTTCTGCCGTTTCCTGCTTAATCGTCATCCCGGCGCGGATTGGTTTGCCGTCGACAGGCTGAGTCCAGCCATAGCCGATCGTCCAGACGCCGACGCTGTCCTGGTATGCGGTGAGTTTGCATCCTTCGAACTCTTTAATCAGGGCAATGCCCTTTTCGCTGGTTTGCATGGACTACCCCGTTATAACGACCTTCGCCAGGTTCCCGCGTGCCAGCCACACCGCCATGCAGATGACGGAGTTAAGCAGCAGATCGCCGAGGTTAACCTGTACGTAGTGGCCGAGCAGAATGTTGAAGGCGTTGAATCCGGCGGCAAGGATGACCAAGTAGGCCAGCACCGCGACACTCAGGCGATGACGCTTTCCCTCTTTTCGAAAAAACATCAGCCTGACCATGATTAACAGGCAAACTATGGCGTTTGCATCCATCAGAAGAAGCTGCCATGTCATTTATCTTCCTCCCCCAGCCCCGGCATCTTCCCGCTTTTGGATTTGCGGAGAATACGCAGCAGGACTGCCACGGAAATGGAAGCAGTGACAATTGCACCGACAGCTGGCGATACCTCAATGCTGGCCGGTGGCTTCATCAGGCTTAACGGCGTGTTGATGATTCCGGCCATGATTTTCGCCATGGGTACGGAGAAGAACACGCCACTGATAAACGATATCAGCGCAAAGATAGCCTGCTTCCAGAGTTGATGGGGATCTGAGGTCAGAACGTATAGCGCAGTTCCGGCGAGTGATCCGAGCATGACTGCTGGAGTCGCCTCCGGAAACAGCGTGGCAAAGGTTACACCGACTGATGACGATGTAAGACCAACGCCTACGATAGTGAAGGTCTCAGACATATTTATTCCGTGTGTAGTTGGTTCAGGCCCTCGGGACGATTTAACAAGTAGGCGTGTCGATGATGGTTCCCGGAGCCTGAAATAAAAACGGCCCACATGAGTGAGCCTTTGAATAAAGTTTCTTTACATCACTGCCGATACATCCCCTAAAGGAGAGAAAAATGGGCAGACGTAGACGTGGTAGGTACAGAATCAACAAGAATCCGGACTTAGCGGATCGAATTATTCACATGATTATCGATATCGCTATTTTCGTCTTCTTGGTAAAACTTGGGATATCTCTTTTGTTCAAATAAAAAGCCCCGCTCGATGGCGAGGCTCTTAATTCTTTGTCGACAATCAAAGCTATGGCGACGATATCAGATTTACATGAAATATATGCGTTTCAGTTCGGTTTTGCAAGACTTACGTCTAAATTTGTCGCCTTTTGTTGTGAACGTGATCGCGTTACTGAGATAAGCGCACCGCTATCGAGTCGCTTAAAGCTGTTACGCATCGCCAGCCAGTGAGGCAGATACGTTTCTGTCCAGGTGGATTTCGCCACGCCAGCCAACTCCGCCAGCGCCTGATATTCGTACGTCTCACGCCCCGCCAGCTCCGCTTTGACGTCCTGCGCCGCCAGCCATATCAGTTTCTTCAGGCGTTCCATCGTCTTGCCGGCCACTTTCTTAACGCCGAGTTGCTCCACGAATTCAGCCCACGCCCATTGGGTGATAGCCACCTGGTATTCGAAGCGGGTGTTCTCGCTGTAGTTCCATAGCAGCCACGCTCTATGGTGATCTTCCAGCGACAGAAGCGCGCGCCGCCATGACGCGGTCCCGTACTCTACCGGGCTGACCAGCGCAATGGATGAGCCCTTTGCGCGGGACTGGCTGCCGCTCATTGCGGGGCCGTCAGGGTTAACTTTCCGGCCGGTGACCGGGTCGGTGATTTTCTTCCGGCCCCGGCTGCGCGCCGTTGCGGTGAATTGCGCGTTTTCGGCGAAAGCTACCAGTTGCCCTTTCGTTGTCCCGCTCAGATCGGCGGTCGCCACAATGAGCTGCTGACGTACGTATTCCAGTTGCTGACTGTTCATGCGGCTTCCTTCTGTGGCTGATTGGTTTTTGTCTGGCTGTGCTTTGCTACTGGTGGCATGCTGGCGCGCTTAACGCTTTCTGCCTGGTACCGGAGGAAGTCGGTATGGTTCATGCGGCCTCCAGTTCGGTGATGGTCAGTTCAAGCCTGCCGCCTTTGACGATCGGCATTCTCTTCACGCTGTAGTAATCAACCTGCTGGTCATCGAGCCAGAAACCGGATTTCGTCAAGGCATCGAATGCGGCCTTTTGCAGATTGTCCAGGTCCCGGCGGCGGCGATCCGGCATGTGGCACTCGATACGTATTTTCACGGGCGTGGTCAGGCCGATATCCAGCATTGAGTCTTTGATGATTCTGGCGACGCTGTCGCGGTACGCCTGCCCTTCTGCGCTGATATGCGTGCGCCCGCGGTTATGCCGGTAGTAGCGGTTGTTGCTCGGCGGCCATGGGAGACTGATGCGATATTCATTCATGCTTTTACGAGCCCCTCTTTCAGCCAGATAACCTGCGTGCGGGCCATTCCTTCAAGCGCGCACTCCTTTGCATATTCCGCATCGACCAGGCGGGTGCGGCGATCAATCTCGTCGTGGCAACTGCTGCATGCAATGGTGGCGATCAGGTCAGGCGGCTTGATTCCGGTTCCGCACAGCCCCGCCAGGCGGATATGAGCCAGTACAGATGTCTCAGGATTTCCGTTGCATACGCCCGGGATGCGTACCTGGCATTCGCGACCGCGTGCCGCTTTGCATAAATTAGCCATGCGTTCTCCTCGCCGCGAGACGCAGCCATTTCTGATCCACCAGGCGGGCGGTGTAGTCTTTCATAGTCGGGATGTCGGACGGCTTAACCGCGGCTTAGGCTGGCGGCGCGCCGGAACGCGGAAGATTTCGTTTGTGATGACGCGAGAAAGTGGAGTAGACATCATGCCTCCTGCTTATCGCGCAGCTGCTGGTACTCGCTGCTCTGCGGAATGGTCAGGTGGCAGCCGATGTTCATCGCCCAGGCTTCGACTTTGCACAGGAAAATGTACATCTCGCCGGTTTCCAGCTCTGACGTATGGCGGAGTGACTGCACGGTCGTGACCTCTCCGGACACGACATCCACCCGGTCTTTGCTTTCGTAACCGAGATAGGTGTGCTTCATCGCGTCTTTGACCCACTCAGGCGTAGCGAAGGTCTTGCCGCGGGCGATGAGGTACTCGCTGATTTCCGTGTACCACATGTGGCTTAGCGCGTTCTGCGACAGGCTGCGTTTCTCGCGCCATGGTTTGACTTGCAGGCGGAAACATTGCCCGGCATCCAGCAATGGCTGAATCTGCTGGCCTATGGCCGCGAAGTTGCCGCGATGGAGTTTGATACCGTCTACTGGAAGAGTCATACGGCCTCCCTAACGGAAACCGCAGAATGCAGAAAATCGCAGGTGCATTTCTGCATCTGTGACAAGGTGAGGAGTTCAGATTGTAGTCGCATTTAAGTCCCCTTAAATGCGCAGAAGTCACCGGAGTTGTTCAGGCTCCGATGACATGATTATGGCTGCTTGATTCCAGAAAATCAAAGGTTACTAAACCGTGGATGATTTCTTTGGGTGATATTTGCGAATTGCAGCATCAACACGATCGCGAGATGGTAAAACATCAAATGCTATGTTGTAGTATTCACCATCATACGCTTGCTGCCTGACAACATTAAATTCTTTGAACTGGGTCATTTGGTAAGCTACCGGCTCACTGGAATTTGTTGAACGCATTACCGCTTTTGTTACCACGTTTATTTTATCAAGTCCCGCTTCATCGTTCTGGATATCACCTTCATGACCTAAACCAAAAACCAGATAATCTTCCATTTCAAGCTCCTATTGAACCTCATGAAATTCGCATTGGCTTTTTAACTATTTACTAACATTCTTAGGTAAAAAGATTTTTTCACACTTCGCCATTGATGGCTCTCTACCTGATATTTCATAGTACTGGGCATGATTTAGCATGATTTTCTTCATGCTTTCTTCGCAGTCTTTCCTGCTGTAAAAGACATTCACCGGTTCTTTTTCAGTGTTCAAGTTCACCACTTCCAAAGAACAACCTGACATATTGCTGAGGCTGGCACAGGTACTCAAAACCAGCACAAATAGTTCGTGCATAAATGACTCCCTAATTACTGTGCTGGTTATATTGCCCAAACTTTAGCAGAAATTACGACTATTTTTAACGGCGGCGAGCATCGCCTTATAGCGATCCGGAAATCGCGGGCTCTCCCATTGCAGACCCATCGCCTCGCACATCTGATAAGTCGGCTCAATCGGCACCAAAACCCAACCATCCGGAATAACCGGATAGTTGCCAGCCTCATACGCAACGCGCAACCAGTGGAAAAACACCTCCGTCATCACGCATCCACATTCGACGTCAATAGTGCCTGTCTGCTGAGAAAGCCACTGCTCGAATGGCAACTTGTTAGCCGTCGTTACAGGTTCGGATTTACCCTGATTTATGCCGGTGGGCGACTCGGCAATTTTTGGCGAAGAATCCAGAGCTGAAGCGGTCTGCATGGTGGTGAGCGTCTCGGCGTTTTCGACACCCTGAAGCATGGCGGAACACATGGCGTCATATTCAGATATTGGCTGCAATCTGTATCCAGCTGGCACAGCTACCGGCGCTGGAGGTTCGGTGAAGAGTCGCTCAATCACACAGCTCTCAAGTTCGAAAGCATCTGGCTGTCGATGATCCGTATAATCCCAGTGCTCGCTACCGATAGAAGATGGTGGCTTTAACTTTGACCTGAACGCCACAGACTCCGCTTCGAGCGATGCCAGCGCAATATTCATCGCAGCAAGCGCCATTAACGCATCTTCGTTTACTGCGCCGGGCACAGCATCGCGCTCTTCTTCAAGCTCCGCGATGGTCGTCAGGAGCCATTCTTTGGTTAGTTCGCTCATGGGTTAGTCCTTCTTCGCTTCGGCTTTGCGTTCAACTTCACGAATGGAGAAAGAGAAATCATTCAGCAGGATGACAGCAGCCATAATGTTGCTGTGGAGTTGCTCTTCAATGCGGTTTAGCATGATGCGCTGATCGGGATACATCTCTTCAAACTTCGCACGTTCAATCTGCCAGAAGTTGGCCGCTTCTAAAGTTTTATTGGTAGCCATATCACTCTCCTTTAGCGGCTGCGGCGACGTTGATGCCAGCGTTATCACAGGCGATGCGGAATGCCGGCGCAACGTGTGGCACATAGCCGTCGAAGGTTGGCATTTCGACAGTCTTCTTCTCTGCGGCTTCCAGCTCATCCAGCAGCGCCAGCACATCAGTGTCACTTTCATCGGCGAATGTCACACGTGAGCGAGCGTAATGGTCATCCGCGATGTCTCTGCCTTCAGAGAATTTGTAACCCTCACCATCTTTGTCGATGCGGCCAGTGCATCCGTATACAACACCTCCAGCACCGGCACGCTGTATTGTCATTAAAGACCCGCAGATGTGGCAATTCGGTGCAGGCTTCTCAGAGTAGCGCTCACGCAGCGCCTGTTTGTCGATGTTGCTCATTGGGCGGCCTCCTGCATGGCTGGGTCTGCTGGTAAAGTCATGTGCGGCACTTCAATCAGTTCTGCACGAGCATCAGCCGTGTTCAGCGCCATTAATGCGACGATCCGCTTCTGCTCAGCATCCATTCGTAACGCTACTGTCTTGCCGTTCAAATTGAAGAACACCGCAACGTTTTGATATCTTCGATTTTCATACCCCTACCCTCCCCCAAACCATCAATACTCGCTTCATAGCCGCGCTGTTGCGGCACTCCTGGCAGATCACGCTTGCCTCTGTACGCTGAACCAGCTTCGAATTTCCCTTCGGCATCGCCGGTATGGTTTCCGGTGCGTATTTCATGCCGTAGCTGGTCAGCCGATACAGCCGCTGGCCATGCTTACCTTCGAACTCGATCAGGCCGTCTGCAAACAACGTGCTTAACGGGCCGGAAATCTTTTTGGTGGTCATGCCGATCATGCTGGCAATGCGAGCACTATTCAGGCCCGGGTTGTTACGCAGGGCTGCAAGAATCTGCCCGCGGATTGTTATGGTCATATCACACCATCCCGTTCGACTTGTTGCGGTTGTACTTCGCCTGGAGCAGCTGGATCGGCGTAGGCCCATGCTCTGCGGCAGGCGCTGCAATTGCCCGGCGTACCGGCGGCACTGGTTTACCCTCGGTGACGCGCTTCTCCCACATGTCCAGCAGATCGCCCGCTTCGCGCGCCAGCTCACCATGAGTTAACTGGCGCTCTGTGCTGCGGTGGCGCAGTTCAACGCATATGTGGTACATGACCGGCTGCGACCAGGGAAATTGCTCACTGGAAGTGAATTCAAACGAACGGTTACGCCAGTCCCAGTATTCGGCGATCACCTGGTCAACGTTGACGCCCAGCACCCCGCCGCTCTGTTTGCACCAGGCGACGAACTGGCCCGGCGACGGCATGAATGGGCGCTCCTGGCGGCGGGCAATGCGCATACCGGCATCTACTTGCGCCATTGAGTGGATCCCGTTCTCCTGAAACGCCAGCAGCCACTGACGGCGGAATTCGTTCAGGTCGTCCTGGGTGCGGAAGTTCGCCATGCTGGCCGGGAACGCGGCACGCAGCTGGTTGAACAGTCCGTTGAATACCTGCGCCACCTGCTCGACTGGCGCCTGCTGCTGGTACTGTTCTGGCAGGTTATGGGCCATGCGGCTCATCTGCTCGCGATCGTGGTTACGCATCTGCTCTGCAAGAGATTTCATCGAATCACCTCATAGGCCCAGTCAGTGTTGTTGAAGTCCAGATCCGGCTTTACGCCTCGCTGCTCACCACCTGCGCTGCGTTGCATCGTCAGCCTGTCCCACTGCTTACGCAGGCTTTCCGGGCTCAGGATGTTGGTCTGCCAGAAGTGGTGTTTGCTTGCCCAGTCATACAGCGCGCAGATGTCCTGGTGCGACCGGTTGTCTATCTGGCGCATCAGGCGAACAGTGTTAGACCAGGAGGTCATGTCCGGGGCTTTGCAGGTTGGGTTAATCAGCTTCACCCTGGAGGAAATCCACTTAGCTGTCTCGAGGTCTTCAGCAGAGCCCCACTTCGCACCGGATGGTGTGTAGACCGCAGCTTCAGGATGAGTTGATAAAAATTTCTTCAGACGTGCGTCAGAGGATTCGTCAGAATTCTCGGACGAAGATCTTTTAATACTGTTCTTGTTCTTGTATTGGGTGTCTACCGTTTTCGGGAAGGTTATTCCTGATTTCGGGAAGGATTTTCCCGTTTTCGGGAATTTTCTTCCCGTTTCCGGTTTGTCTAAAATCCATGCTGAAAGGTCAGTGTTTACACCGACGATTTTCATCATGCCCTGCTTCTGTGAAAAGATGATTTTGCGTTCTGCGAGAGACTTAAGCGCGTCCGATACATGCGTATCGCTCAGGCCCGTAAGCTCGGCAATAACCGTATTTGTCACACGGTCCTGTTTCTTGTTCCAGCCGTAGGTAAGCCAGATCACCGCCTCAAAACACTGCCACTCCCGGCCTGACATTCTCAGACGAGGTTTGAGCTGTTGAATCTCGTTAGCGACCTTGGTATACCCGTTCGACAGGTCGGCCATACGACCTCCCGGTTGTTCGGTTTTGTTTGGGAAATTGATAATTTCAGCGGTGTTTGACATACTTACTCCTGCAAAGAGTCCAAACGATTTGCACCAGAAAGTCGGTTCTGTTCGCGCAGACCGGCTTTCGCCATTTCTGTAGTTCTCACATAACCCCCAGCATCGAAGTGACCATGGCCATCAGCGGCGCGGTCAGGTCCGGGTCGACACGGAACATCTCTACAATCCCTTCACTGAGTTCCTTGAGCTTCTGGTGACGCGGAGCGTTCATCGCAACGGCCACTTTCGCCTCGCTCGTTTCCTTCTCAAGTCGAGCTAAGCGGGACATGAAACTGTCCTCGGGAAGAAGTCGATGGCGATACTCCAGAGGCAGAACGGCCATGATTGCGGGTGTCAGCTGGCGCACGTTCTCGCGGTACTGCTCAGAGTCGTAGCGGTTATCGAGGAAGCGGAACAGCTTCTGGCGCTGACGGCTCAAGTCCTCCGGGAAGGTGATATCCACCCCGCCCTGCTCCCGGTACTCGTTGACGATCAGCATCGTCACTACGTCCTGACCCTGAGAAGCTGCCCATGAGCGGATCGCATTGCGGATCGCGTCGTGGTTATCTTCTTGTTTTTGCTGAGCGCGATTTATCATCACGCCGGGAGAAAATCCGATACTCTTTTGATAAGTAAGTGAGTGCATATACGTTCCATTTGTTTGAAATAGTTAATGTTTATTGGTTTTGTTTATCGTGCACCATTGACAGTCAACCTTGACCACGCCGGGCACCCGACCATATACCGGGCCGTTCGGTTAATGTTTTGGATATTAAGCTGCGGACTGCTCGACCTTCGGGAAGAGAGTCGGCAGGTCTGGGCGAATCTGGTGAGCCTTAATTGCCCCACCAGTTGCGCTTACAATGCTCCCAACGTGCTCAGGGGAGACCTTTGCTTTGTTGTGCAGCCACTTGTAAACGGCCTGCTGTGATACTTCGCAGGCATCGCCCAGTTTTTTCTGAGAACCAACGATACTGATCGCGGTTTTAATTACTGGGTTCATAACAACCTCCGTAGTGAATATGAAAGAAGAATAAAACCATGGTTGTATTTAGTCAACAACCATTTTCGTTTGATGGATTAAAACCACGGTTGTACATTTGAGATTATGAAAACGACACTCGCTGAAAGACTTAAAGAAGCGCGATCTGCGCGGGGGCTTACGCAAAAGGCTCTCGGGGATCTGGTTGGGGTTAGCCAGGCAGCCATTCAGAAGATTGAAACTGGCAAGGCCAATCAGACCACCAAGCTTGTAGATATTGCTAACGCTCTGGGGGTAATGCCTGACTGGCTTAGCTCAGGCGAAGGATCTATGCATAACGGCGCAAAGTACCCAGTGGCCGCTTTAACAGCACATCCGGCCTCTGACGTTTTCCGCGTCGACGTTCTCGACCTGACTGTTAGTGCGGGGCCAGGCTCTTTCATGATTTCGGAATTTGTAGAAGTTCTGCACGCCATTGAGTTCACTACTGAGCACGCGCGCTCCCTCTTTGGGAATCGCACTCAGCATGATGTGAAGGTGATGACTGTGGACGGTGACAGCATGTGCCCGACAATACAGTCTGGCGATCGACTCTTCTTCGATGTTTCAGTGAGGAACTTCAAAGTTGACGGGGTGTATGCGTTTGTCTTCGGGCAGCACTTCCACGTTAAGCGTCTGCAAATGCAGGGACTCCAGCTGGCTGTGCTTTCCGATAACCCGGCGTACAAAGACTGGTATGTGACAGAAGAAAATCAGGACCAGTTGTACATCATGGGTAAGGCGCTGATCCATGAGTCCACTGCATACAACAAGCTTTAGTTATGGACTTAATAAGTGCCTGGCGATCGGAGAGGGTATCTAGACAATAACGTGCGGGAATTAGACAGCTTGAAGGTGAATTACGCACTAAATAATTGATACTAAATAAAAAAACATCAAGCTTTGAAAGGTTTTCTTATGAGCACGAAAGAATTCAAGTTAATTACATTTGAGGAATTTGCAGAATATCTCAATAGCTTAGCGGGAGATCATACCTGCCCTATTTGCTGTGAAGAGGCCTGGACGCTTTACACCCCTAATGAGCTTACCCCTGGAGATGATGAAAACAGGCCTAGAATGGTGCCAACCATACCAGGATCTACCTTTAAAAAGAACGTTGACGAGAAATCCAGCAGCCTGTATAAAACGCCAGCTCTAGATGTACTGATTATGCAATGCCAGAACTGTGGATATATCAACTTTTTTAACTATAGAAAAGTTGAACAGAACCTTGTTGACAAGAATTACATTAAAGTAAAACATGACAAGGCTGACGACGATGAAACAGCATAAGGATGACTATTATCAGCCAGCGGATCTCGATGGGATGCAAATTTTCCCCTCGCGCCACACACAATACCGCGACCATCATTCATCTCCAAGTTTTCATCCACTTGATTTGAATAGAGCAGGGTATGTATTTACTACGCCTAATCAGAACGATAATGATGAAGAGACTATCAATGATATGAGCAACAAAGGAATCAGCAGAAGCGAGTTTTGGCTCGGTACTATAGGGGTTATGGTTACCTGCCTTGTTGCAGCCATAGGTGCGACATGGACTATTTCTAACAATATCAGTGATAAAACTAACGAAACTAGAAAAGAGCTTGCTGGAAACATTCAAAATAGCAAGTCTGAAATCTCATTGAGAATGGATCGCCTAGAAGATAAGTTTGATTCTAGCAGCAAAGACACATCTGATAAGCTCATGAGAATACAAATGATTCTTGAGCAAAACGCTGAAAAAAAATAATACCACCCGGCCACCGTGCCGGGTTTTTTTATTGCCCTTTCCGCACTAGTTCCGCCGCATCCCTGTTTGCCCCTTCCCTATCACATTGCCGGTTTCATGCCGGGTACGCTCCAGCCTCTCCACCAGGTTATCCCTGCTGATCGGGGTGCCGCTAATTATCAAATCCACCACCGCCAGCCCTAAGGCGTTGAGAATCAGGCCAGCATTATCTTCGTTGATGTTCATGGCTCACCCCTTCTGATGTTTTTTTAAACATACCACCACTGAAATGAAAAATAAATTCCGTTTCAAAACAACCAATAAAACCAATGCGCCATCAAATACAACTTTTGTTGTTGACGATAAAACAACCATGGTTTTTAATAAGCCCATCGAAACAACACAGCGTTTCGGTCAGTCGAACGGCGCGACAGTAAACCATGCGTCGGACGCCCGGCGGGCTCAGGGAGAGCGGCAATGGTGCGTAACTGGAATGTTTTTGGCTGGCAGACGGTTATCAGCTAGTTGGTGAGGTAATGGCTCACCAAGGCGACGACGACCTTCCCAGCTTCATTGTGGGGAGCCAGCACCAAAGCATTTCTCCCGCATCAGCGGGTAAAGACAGAGGGTAAGGATATGGAGCAATTTGCAAAAGTATTTGAATCGCACGACCGGCAAATACTGGTGAAAAAAGGTGAGGATAGCGACGGTGATCCTGCGCTGTGTATATCAACGATGATCTCTGGTTTAGAAATGAGCATCAACGTCAACTTTTCAGATGATGGAGATAGCTTAAATAAGGCGTTTGACTCATTCACCCAAGATCAGGCTGACTTCTTCGCCAAAAAACTTGAAGGACAAACATCACCATTTGAAGCGCTTAAATTGCTAATGAGTTCTGAAGATGTATAGACCCGCTCCGGCGGGTTTTTTATCGGCCATACATAGGTAGATTTTCGAGTCTGCCCATTTATGACAACCGGCGGCCATCCACCGCCCATTGAAACACTGAATATATGCGTTGAAGTCTTGTATTAACCGTTCCGTTCGCCGCGATAAGGCCAAGAGGAAATCATGGTAAACCAGCAGCAGATCAGAGAGGCCCAACGGCTCGCGTCGTTCGCGGTACTCCATCGCAATGCTCCGGCGTGGGAAGAAGCAAAGCGTCTTTACGCCGTCGCCATCGGGAGGATTCTTCACTGATGGAAACTTTATTCGCACTCGTCCTGACCGTAGCAATGACCAACGGTGATTATCAGGATGTCATTCTCGGCGTTTACGACAGCCAGCAGGAATGCAGCCAGGCAGCTACAGAACAGAAAGTAACAGCTGAATGCTGGCCGGTAGAAAGCATCCTCCGAAACGGCGAGCTCCCGGCGAAATCCATCGCGCAGCATTAACCACCCTATTCAACCGATCGGCCTGGCATTACGCGGGCGGGATCTGCACATCCAAATTTCAGGAGTTCAGCCATGAACACATACCTCACTTACGACCGAATCGAAGATCGGCGCTGGGTTGAGCAGCAGCTCACCGACGAGAAGGAGAAGTGGATCGACGACAGGGCGCAGCGAATCATCGACATGATGCCAAAAGAGCCGTCAAGCCTCTTCCACTTCACGATCCCGATTGACTCCAGCCCATACGAAGGACTTCGCAGCGATAAAGCTGGCGAGGCCTACAACGATTTCATTTCGGCAGTTGCTTACGCCCAGGCGGAATACGACTGGGAACACCGTAACGGCTGCCCGTTTTAAGGAGAGAGTTAATGGCCCGCAGAAATTTACTTCACAAATCGAAATTAGCCGACTTTAAGGAGTGGCTCTCGATGAACGGAATTCAGTGGAGAGATGGGAAAGGTAGTTACCAGGTGATACAGGTGAATACGGGATGCGGCTGGACACCGATTTATGACAGCAGCAAAGAGCGACGCGAGCATTTCACCATTCAGGATGCTCTCAGGCCTTTGGTAAACAGATTCATCAGAGAGGCTGCAAAATGACAGATTCAAAAACACATTACCGCAAGGCATTTGACTCCCCTTACCTGAGCAGCGCCGATATCGTTGAGCCAACGGTGCTGACTATCGCCCGGGCAACGTTAGAAAACGACAAAACAAAAAAATCCAAAGACGTTTTTAACACCGCTTATTTTGAAGAGCGCGAGCTGCGCCCTGGCGAAAAGCTCAAGCCGATGATTCTCAATGCCACCAATAGCAAGATGCTGAAAAGCATTACCGGATCGCCATTCCTTGAAGATTGGGTTGGCGTGAAGGTCACGGTCTACGTCGATAAAAATGTCCGGTTCGGAAAAGAATCGGTTGAGGGTCTCCGCTTAAGCCCGGCGCGCGCCACGAAACCGGTGCTTTCGCCGGAGAAAACGCAGGCATGGAATAACGCTAAAGCAGCTTTCAAGCGCGACGGAAACCTTGATGCAGTGCTGGCGAGAATGGACATTTCTCCGGAGCATCGCCGCCAACTTGAGCAGGAGTGTTCATCATGATCTGGCACGACGTCGAGCAAAACGGTGAAGAGTGGGATGCTCTTCGCCTGGGTAAGGCAACCGCTTCAAACTTCGGCCTGATCATGGCTAACGAAGGAAAGGCGTTTGGTGAACCAGCCAAGCGTTACGCCCTTCAGTTGGCGCTTGAGCAAATTAAGTGGTGCAAGTCTGAGTTTGGCTTCTCAAACGACCACATGGAGCGCGGGCACGAACAGGAGCCAATTGCCCGCATGCTGTACGAAGATATGAACTTCGTCGACGTGGATAACGGCGGGTTCTTTGATCACGAAACTTACGGTGACAGCCCCGATGGCCTCGTCGGCCAGGACGGGCTCGTTGAGATTAAGTCGGTCATTGCCGCCACTCACTACTCAACACTCACCCGCGGCTCCTTCGATCCGGCATACAGATGGCAACTGGTTGGTCACCTTGATTGTTCTGGCAGAGATTGGGTGGACTTCATCAGCTACTGCTCAGACTTCCCTGACGGTAAACAGCTCATCGTCTATCGCCTTACAGCTGCCGAATGTGAATCAGAAATAGCCCGGCTTCGCGCGCGCCGAAAAGACTTCCTCGAACTTGTTGCGGACACGAAGCGCCGCATTCTGGAGCTCGAATGAAACGCACACCCTTCTACCGCCGTCCCGGGCGAACCGGGCAATTCTCCGGCCTCCGTGAGCGCGTTATCTGGATGATTCAAACGCGCGGCCGCCCGGTAACAGGCAGCGAAATCGCTGAGAAGTTTGGCGTAACGCTGATTGAGTTTAACCGGGTAGCCAACGGCATTACCCGCGGCTCAGGACAGATAGCGCAGATCGTTGAATCGGAAAAATGGCTCAACGAGGACGGCATCTGCGACCGGACATTCGACCTGGTCACGAAGCCAAAGGTCGTAACGCCGCAGGGTAAATCGCGGCTGTTCACCCGGCGCGCCATCGAGCAATCGCAGGAAGGTAGGCGGCAGGAGTGCATTGAACGTGCAGCACGCCGTCGCCGCCTGATTGCCGCTGGCCTCTACATAGACGAAATGGAGTCAGTGCTATGAAAGCGTGGTCACTCGAAGAGCTGGCGCTGCTGTGGCGACACTCAAACGCTGAAGTCGCAGAGATTACCGGCCGCAGCATTGAAGAGGTCGGAGATAAGCGGCTGCAAACTAATATTGAGCGTAATGGCTGGGATGTTAACGATCCGGAGCGGGAGGATGCATGACCGATTACACCGGCAGCAACACGCCAGCGGATCAGCGCGACCTCTGGCGCACTCCACCAGCCATCTTCGTTTCCCTTGATGCAGAGTTCTGCTTCCAGCTTGATTCCGCCGCTGCGCCGCATAACGCGCTGTGCCGGAAGTTCATCACAGCCGAGCAGAACACGCTGGAAACGCCATGGGCTGATTACCTGAATGTTCCTGGTTACGTCTGGCTCAATCCACCATATAGCGACATCACACCTTTCGTGAAGAAGGCCGCTGCCGAGAGCATCAATCAGATCGGCACGGTCATGCTGGTACCGGCAGATACTTCAGTTGGCTGGTTCAAGGAAGCTATCCAAACCGCCAGCGAGGTTCGCTTCATCACCGCCGGGCGACTGGCATTTATCAACCCGGTCACCGGTAAGCCAGTATCGGGAAATAACAAAGGTTCGATGCTTATCATCTGGCGACCGTATCCGCGTACACACTGCCACTTCGCAACTGTGGACCGGGACGAGCTGATGGCTTTCGGGGCGAAACTTCTCGCCCGCCGGGAGGCCGCATGACGCCAGCAAATGAAAACGCCGTCCGCGCCGCCTGCCGCCGCTGCACCGAAGAAATCCAGCAGGCCATGCGCAAGAAGCCAAAGCCTAACTGGAACGAAACGGTGCCACCCATCATCAACAAGCATCACAAGAAAATTGAAGCTCTGGGAGTTAGCCTCCTGGAATTCGTCGTCAAAACTGGCCGCCTTAACGGGCGGTTTGGAGCTGAACAATGAATATGAACACTGAAAAAATCGTGATGATGGACAGCGATGAAGCGGCCAGCATCCAGACCGTAACTGGTTGGGTAGACCGTCAAGGCCGTTTCTGGGGCGGTGACGAGCACCAGGCGCGTTGGTGCGGTGCCACTCATCGTAAGTGCAAGAACAAACCTGACGAACATCCTATTCATAGCACTCATGGTTATTGCGAAGAATGCCACCGCGAAAGCCGCCAGGCGAAGTTCGCCACCTTTGAGCTCGAGGTATGGACCGGAGAGCCGCTCGTTATCTTTGATGATGACCAGTACTTTTTCGACGCTGAGTCGCTGGCCGACTATTGCTATGAGCACTCCCTGCTGCCCAGTGAGTTGCAGTTAATGATCTGCGAGCCTAACTATCCGCCTGAGTTCGACTTGGAGCAGCACTGCGAGGAGATCATGCCTGATGGCGATGACTATTACTGTTTGCCGCAAGCTGTGCGCGATGCTGCTGAGGCGCTGAATAAGGCGCTGAAAGAAAGTGCTCCAGTATCGTGGAGTGCCAGCAACCGTGTGGCGATCGTCTCTGACGACATGCTCAACGACGAGCAGAAGGCCGAAATAATGGCGGAGCGCGCCGCATGAACAGAGCCTCCCCCGTTGATTTGAGAAAAAGCCTCGAAATAGCCAACCACCTGGCGCACATCGGGATTCGCTTTGTGCCGATCCCGGTGGCGACCGAGGAAGAATTCCAGACGCTGGCTGCCGAGTTATCGCGACGGCTTGAGCAGATGGCAGTCGAAGCTGAGAAGAATGAAGGCGGTGCAGCATGAAGGCACTAATCACCCAGGAGCTTAAAGCTCCCTTTTTATTGCTGGCGTTAACCTTCAACCGAATTAACCGACAGTTCCGGGAGCATTGATCATGGACATCATCGACACCGCAGCAGAGATTGAAGAGCTTCAGCGTAACGCTGCCCTTTCAGCTCACCGCATCGACCGTAAAGCCGTATCAGCTGAACGTTGTGAAGAATGCGACGAACCAATTCCCGAACCGCGGCGCGCTGCCGTTCCCGGCTGCCAGACGTGCGCCAGTTGCCAGGCTGATTTGGAACTTATCCGTAAGCAAAGGGGCTCCTGATGGATTACACCAAACTCAGTGACGGTGAAATAAGTGTAAGGCTCGCATATTTCCTGAAGCCAAAGTACACCGCCACTATTCACCCGCATGAAAAGACCGGTGCCAATTTGTCGTGGAACTGGTTTAACACGGTACAGAACACCGCCTGGTTTCCGTTACGTCGTGCCGAAGAGCTCTACCCGGCAATGAAGAAGCATCGAATCGGTCTGGTACCATTAGGTAAGACCGTGTGGCAGGCAACTCATGAGTCTGGTGTCAGCTCGACTCACCGTAACCCGCTGCGCGCTGTGGCAATCGTCTACCTCCTTTTGCAGGAGTCAGCCAATGTTCAGGATAATCCAGCCTAACACCTGGTACGCCGATGATTTCGGCGCACCCTGCAAAATCCTCCGCGCTACCCACGAAGTAATCCACTACATCCGCAACGGCCGCACCTGCATTGCCAGCATGGGCCGCTTTAATCAGGATTTCGAGCCGCTGACCAAAGCAGAGGCCGAGCGGATCGCTGAAGAAATCGAAACAGCAGAACACCTGAAGAAGCTGCGCGCAATGCGTGCTGCATGAGGAGAGAGCGTGAAACCTTACGAATCGAAGAAATCGCAGTTCACCAGAAACCTGATCCGGCGGCGCCACGCTGAATGGTCAGAAAAGACCTTCGGCAATGTCGGCCCCATCGGACCTCTGAAGCACCTTTCGAAAGAGGCGCTGGAAGCTGCTGCCGATCCTGCCGACCTAAGTGAATGGGCTGATATGCAGTTCCTGCTTTGGGACGCGCAGCGGCGCGCCGGTATCACCGATGAGCAAATCACCGCGGCGCTGGAAGAAAAACTAAAGGTGAACATGACCCGCCACTGGCCGGAACCGAAAGACGGGGAGCCGCGTCTTCACATCAAACCTTGACGCAACTGATAGCCAGTTATGAGCTGGCTATTGGGTGCGAAAGCGCCACCTCGTGATCCCTTTTGCCCGGCCCCGCGCCGGGTTCTTTTTTGCCTGATTTCGATTAATCAACACGTCAACGCAGCCTCGCATATAATGCCTGGCGGCTAAGGAGTTCTCATGGCTAAGCTTCTCAACTTGCAGGAATGGGCTGCTGAGGTCTACACGACTCCACCATCCCTTTCTACTCTGCGTCGATGGACGCGGGAGGGGCGAATTTATCCCGCGCCGGAGCTGCACGGAAAGGAATATAAGGTCCAGCCTGACGCTATCTACGTGGATCCGCGCAAGAAGAATCTGCGCGCTAAACCGAAACACACCAAACTGCCGTCCGGCGGCACCTTACTGGAGAGACTGACTCATGGCGAAAAGGCCAGTACGTTACGACGCTAACCTGCCCCGTAACCTGACCTATCGTAAAAGAGACAGACTTTACAGCTGGCGCAATCCGGTGACCGGGCAGGAGATT